CTTCTACTGGAATGAGGCATACCCTTGGGCTCTCTCTATTTGGAGCTAGGTCGTAACTCGGGTACAAGGTGCTTGTGACTCTGTCCATAAATATCCTTGAACTCACATGAGAACCTACATCACATTCGTTCTCTAGTAACTCTATCCAGGTGCATATTGACTCCCTGCAGTTCCTAGTGTCCCTGCTCTGTGCTGCTTTGAGAGCCTCTCTCTTAACAAACCTTAAGACCCCTGAGCTCTTCATAATGGCAATAGATTTATTGTACTGAATCATTGAAGGTATACTCATTATCAGCCGCTTAAGTACCTTTTGGTCAATATTTGAGCAGCTTCTCAAAGACCTCAGTATCGTGCTTTTCTTATATGACGTCATTGGGTCCTGTGCAAAATCTCCACTGACCTCTATGCTTTCAACTAGCTTTGAGGCCACAGACTTTCCAGATGTATCCCTCAGCTCAGTCTGTAAGAGAGCACCAGTTAAGAATGATTTGCTTGCCTCATTGGGATTTTTCAGTCTCTCAATTACTTTTGAAGCTATCAAGGTGGCATGACTCTTGTCAACATGCGACAGTAACTCAAGGTCAGCTGCAAATTCTGAAAAAGCTGTTAGTGAACTTAGTAGTGCTGACTCAGTTAAGGACGAGACCCTGAATCCACCTGCACTGTTGGGGATTATAAGTAGAAGTGCTAGCTTTTTAGACCGTGCTGTAGAGTGCAACCTCCTGAGTGTGAGTATACTTAAGAAATGCTTTACAAGCAGGGCAGGGTACTGGGGTCCTCCAGCATTTATAACGGCATTCGTCTGCGAATCATACAACTCTATCTTGTCACCTACAGTTTCCAACCCCGGCGATTGCTTCCTCTTTCCTATTGAAGTTACCTCCTTCACCCATGTTGGCAGGAGTGTTCCATTATCAGCGTACATACCTAGATACTCAAACAACTCAGAGGATACTAGAGTCTTATCTAAATGGAACACTAGCCCGTGCTGAAGGAAGACCTTTTTAATGGTCATAACCTTTTCTGCAACTTCCTTGTTTGTGCCTCTCACATATAACCTCAGTAGACCATCATCACTGTAGACGGACAAAACCCCTTTGACGCCAGTTGTTTCAGTTGCTATGTCCATCACAACTTTCATAACGAGCGTCCATAAGAAATTAAGGAACCCTTCAAAACCACCTCTCACGCCAGATGTTTCACCCAATAACCCTCTTGAGTTGTGGTACACTATAGCTGCCCTAAAGAATAAGTCAATCCTCCTCATCCAATCTTCACCTGTAACTTCAGAAAGTATTCCTCCAACAATGCGGACTAGCTTCTGTGGGAACTTCTTAGAGAACTCTGACATATCAAAAGATATATAGATAACCTTCATGTCACCCTCTTCAGCCCACAGTGGGTTACTACCAGTATATGCGTCCAACATGGCTTCTATCTCTTTTCTCCTCACCCTAATGCTCTGAACAATTGAGACCCCTGAGGCCTTAGAAATCACCTTCTTAGTTACTCTCTCCATAACCTGAGTCATTACCTTTAGAGCTTGCTCTGCCATGTAGAAAACACGCATTATCTCTTTGTGGAGTTCTCCTGCTTTGAGCTCTGTACTCACCGTGTAATTAGCATCTGGGTTCTCCTTCAAGAAATTTGACAAATCCTCAGATGGTATATCATCAATGTCTACGCCCTTCTTTTCTTGCTCTTTTTCAAACTGTTCATGAAGCTTTATGACTTTCTTAAACCTAATCACTGCTGTCCTGTATTCCAGCTCACTTGACCCATTTAGCTCAGTCTGAACATCATTTATTGACCTTAGCTTATTTCTTAGCTCAGAAAGTTCATAGAAGTTAGAAGGGTCTTCCATTTCCTCATAATCTTTGCGAGTAAGGTCAACATTGGGCGCAGATGCTTTGTCAGAGACAGGTATGTCTTGCTTCTTAGGGTTGAACAGAGTTCTCACTTGGTTAAATGTCAGAAGTGCCCAGTTAACAAAACCGATCCTAGCAAGTTCAAAG